GCAGGGTCTTTTGGTTGTGGCTGTGGCGGTGGAGGCATCAAAGCCTCTATGTTTTGCACACCCATCGCCTCATACATTCTACGATATGCTTCGTACACATTATGCATCTGAGGTGCTGCTTGAGCGAGTTGCAACTGTTGTTGAGCTAAAGTCACACGTTGTGTAACTGAAAATATATTAGGGTCTGATACAGGAATAATATCCACTCTCGCATCAAAGTCTTGTGCTTTGATAGCTTGATTACCACCTACCACTTGATACGGATAAACAGGTGGTAAAGTGTCAGCAAAAAGTTTTGCAAGAAGTTTAAATTCTTTTCCTTGTGCTGCGTGCATTCTTTTGTGAATGGCTGACATCACTTTCATACCACGCTCTAATAGAGCCATGGTTGTCCCTACAGGATTAACTTCATTGCCCTCTCCTAGTTTCATGTCGGCTACAGCTGCAAAAGATTTACCACTTTCTATAACAAATCCTAATAACTGAAAAAGTGTGCCTGATGGTTCTTTGTATGGCAGTGGAACTAAAGAGCTGCTGATCTCTCCAGCAGGAGCATCTACATCTCTAAACTCTCCCGGTACTAGTGGCTGATCATCATCCCTGATCCGTAGGCCACGAGCCTTAAATCCAGATGGTAAATTGGCGAGTGTGCCAGCATCAATGAGCTGTCGTAATATAGAGGTTGCAGACTTTGATAAACCACCCAACATGTGAATAAGACCAAAGCCATAGAAACCAAGGCCTGGGAGAAACTTGTAATGAACGAAATATTGTTTTTTATTTTTAAGAGCATCTTGTTCATCATAGTTTCTTCTTATAGATAATATTTTAGAGGAGTTCTCATCTATACTTACGATGTAGGGTAGACTAATTCCAGAATTTTCACCTGCCTCATTGGCATCTTCATAACCCG